TGCTTTGAGCGAATGACGCTTGAGGAAGCAATTAAAGTATGTTGACCTTATTGACTGCAACTGGTGCAAGACCCAAGGCGTGGGCTATCTGCGAACTGTGGATGGCAAGACAGACTTATAGAGGAGATGTTCGTTGGATTATTGTTGATGATGGTGAGGTTGCACAGCCAATCACATTCAGCAAGAAGAAATGGACATTAGAAGTAATCAGGCCTAATCCATTCTGGCAAGAAGGTATGAATACGCAAGCGCGTAATCTTCGGGCGGGTATGGATGTTGTTGGTGCAGATGAAAGAGTTGTCTTTATTGAGGATGACGATTGGTATGCGGCTGATTGGCTCGAGACAATTGATAAGAAGTTTGAGAAAGCTGAGTTAATTGGTGAGGCTAATGCTCGCTATTACAACTTGCCTCAGAAATCTTATCGACCAATGTTCAATACTTTGCACAGCAGTCTTTGCTCATCTGCTATTAAAGGTCAGGCATTAGATACATTCAGATCAGTATGCAGGGCGCAAATTAAGTTCATTGATGTATTGCTATGGCAAGCGCATGGAAACAATCATTTGTTTAGTGGTGATCGTGTTCTTGGCATCAAGGGCATGGAAGGTCGCGGCGGCATTGGAGTTGGTCACGCAAAAGAATTCCGTGGAACTAAGGATGTTGGCGGTAAAATTTTGAAATCGTGGATTGGTGATGATGCTTTGGTTTATAAGCCAGAGGAAAAATTAAATGACGCAATTAGTTCGGAAAATTAAACGCACAAGCATAGTCACGACAGAGCCAATAACATTGGCAACTGCGCGATTGCATTTGCGTCTTGATGCTGTTGGCTCTCCTGCGGCACATCCTGATGATGCTTTGGTAACTGCTTTGATTAAGACTGCGCGTGAAGCCGTTGAAGCATACACAGAGTTGACTGTTGCACAAACAACTTATGCAATGGCTCTTGATGAATTTCCTGTGAATGAAATTGAACTAGGTACAAGTCCAGTTAATTCAATCACAAGCATCATGTATACAGATACCAATGGTGCGACTCAAACACTAAATGCCAATCAATATATATTTGACTCATACAGCAATCCTGCAAAGATTTTTCCTGTAACCACTTGGCCTCATACCAAAGTTGTTCCAAATGCTGTGATTGTTCGGTTTGCGGCAGGGTATACAGATAGCATGAGTCCTAACGAATATCCAATGCCAAGTGCTTTGAAACAAGCAATGTTGCTATACATTGGTGAGCTTTATGAAAATCGTGAAGCAATCAATGTGGGAAATATCGTTACAGCAATTCCATTCGGAATGATTCATCTGATGACTCCTTATCGAATCAATATGGGTGCGTGATGCGAATCTCAAAACTGCAACAGCGCGTTACTGTTCAGCGCAGAAGTGCTACGCTTGATGCGTATGGCCAAGAGATAAATTCTTGGATCAATATTGGCACAGTATGGGCTGAAGTGAAGCCATTGAGCGGTCGTGAAAAATTGCGTTCAAATTCAATGGTAGTTGAATCACAATTGACGCATCAGGTTACAGTCAGATATTCAGAATTGTTTGTTCCTCCAACTACTGCTGATGCATGGCGTATTTTATTCGGAACACGCATATTCAACATTACGGCATCTATGAATGTTGATGAGGGTGATAAAACAATCATCTTTGATTGCACAGAGGGAAGTTTAGATGGCCAGTGATCAAAGCATTTCTATAAGTGGGCTTGCAGAGTTGCAAAAAATGCTTGATGAACTACCCGCTAAATTAGAAGCCAATATCATGCGAGGGGCTTTACGGCAGGGCGCAAACATTTATAGAGATCGTGCTAGGGCTAATGCGCCAATCGGTAAAACTGGCAAATTGAAAAAAAGCATCAAAGTCAAAACAACTTTAAGAAAAGGCAAAGCCGTTTCACAAATCGTTGCGGGTGGCGGTGACGCGTGGTATGCTAAATTTGTTGAATTCGGAACTGCATCTTTTTATGAGGGTACTGGTAGAACTGTTGGAGCACCATATAAAATAGAGCCTAAGAACAGGAAGGCTATGAAATTTGGAAATGTCTTCACAGAATCCGCAGTCCATCAAGGTGTCAGACCAACTGCATTCATGCGTAAAGCATTTGATGGTGGAACGACAGAGGTGATTGAAGATGTGGCGGCATATATTCGTATGCGTATTGGGCGAGAGATGATTAAATCATTATGAATCCAGAACTAATAATTGCCGCAATGCTAAATACAGCAGGAATTACCACATTGGTAAGCACTCGCAAAGCGATGTCTCAATTGCCACAGAACACCGCCTTCCCTGCGCTCGTATATACGGTTATTGATGCTGTGCCATTGCCGCACATAAATTTCGCCACAGAACTCCAAATGGCAAGAGCAAGAGTGCAGATCAATCCCCTTGCTAAAACAATGGCAGAGGTGAAAGCAATCCATGAACAAGTCCGCTTGGCTATGGATTTTAAATTACAACAAGTTTATGCGGGTAAGACAGTTATCAGTAGTCGCCTAGATTTATTCGGTTCACCCGAAAAAGATTTAGACACTGGTACTTGGACTCAATCCGCAGATTACATGGTGTCCTACTATGAGTAAGACACATAACAGTTTCAGGCATTTGCTTGAAAATTCTGCTCACATCCCTGTGGGCTTTTTTTAAAACCGAGAGGAAAAGACCATGACAGTCCGCACATCCGCAGGGACAACACTCCGTGTTACTGCGTCAGCACCCGCTACCTTCAACAGCACAGGGTACACAACCCTGTTTACAACATCTCCCGTCCCCGCACTCGTTGGTGAAATCACCGACTTGGGCGAGTTTGGTCGTGAGTATGCTTTGGTCACGCATATGCCAGTTGGCTCGCGTGGCACACAGAAGTTCAAAGGCTCATTCAACGAAGGCACAATCACTTTGTCTTTGGGTTTGGACACCGATGACGCAGGTCAGATTATTATGAAAGCCGCAAGTGTTTCTGATAACGACTATTCGTTTATGGTGACTACACAGAATGGCGACAAATACTTTTTCCGCGCACAAATCATGTCTTGGAAAGTAGGCGTTGGCTCTGTTGATTCAATCACTACTGCAACTGCAACATTGGAAATCACAACCAATGCCGCAGGAGTTGGCATTGTTGAATCTCTTGCCGCTTAAAGAATTGCCGTAAATGGCGACACGCGCACCTACTCGGGTCAGTTCGCATCCTTCGCGGGGTGCGGCTGATTCGAGCAAGGGCAATAACTCTCCCCGCGAAAGGATTACTAAAATGTTTGATATCTCAGAACTAGCAGTCAAAGACACAGCCATCGTTGAATTGGAAACAGTTGAAGGCGATGCATTGCTTGATATTAATGGAAACCAACTTTCAATCACAGTCTATGGTCCTGGAAGTAAGGCTTTCCAAAAAGCCCAAAGCATCCGCAATCGTGCCATCCTTGAGTATGTGAAGAAGGGTGGAAAGAAGATGAAAGAAGGCGAACAGCGCGAGCTTGATGCTGAGTTTCTATCTGCTTGCACAGTCAGCTTCAATGGATTTGGCTATAAAGATTTCACAGGCGTTGAAATGTTTAAAGCCGCTTATCTTGATTCAGCTATCGGCTTCATTACTGAACAAGTAAATAAAGCCGTTGGTGATTGGGCAAATTTTACTCAGGCATCATCGAAGACCTAAGTCTGTATGCGAGACAACTGGCTTGGTTCAGATCAATACCAGTTGTCAAGCAAGAGAAGTCGGTTGCATCAGGTGATAAGCAAGCTGAGTTAACACGCGCTGAGAAGATTCAAAAAAATGGCGGGAAGCCATTGATGCCTGATGTTGGTGATGCTGAATATGTGATAACCTATTGGCAAGATTTAGGCATGGTAGAAATGGGCGGGATGGGTTCAATACCATTGACCGCAAAAGAAATAATATCGTGGCAACAATGCACAGGCGTTGAGCTTACAGCTTGGGAATATAGAGCGATCAAACAAATGTCACAGGCATATTTGATGCAAGCTAAAGAGAGCGAAAAGCCAGAGTGCGAGCCGCCATTCGGTGATCCAATAAATGAGTTCGATAGAAATATCGTGAGCAAAAAAGTCGGCAATGCTTTCAAAGCATTCATTCAGGCAAAAAGGTAAGTCATGGCAACATCAGTCGGGCAATTGACAATTGAGATGGCGGCGAACATTGTTCGTCTTCAACAAGATTTGGATAAAGCCAAGAACTCTGTTTCCTCTGCTATGTCATCAATACAGAAGTCGGCAAGTATGGCGGCTAATGCATTGGGTGCAATTGGAGTTGGCTTATCGGTTGCGGCTTTTACTGGATGGATTAAAAGCGCGATTGATGCGGCTGACGAAACAAACAAGATGGCGCAAAAGATTGGCGTCGCTGTCAAAGATGTAGCAGGGCTTCAACTCGCCTTTAGACAGGCGGGTATTGATAGCGGTGCATTGCAAACAAGCATGAGTAAATTGTCTGTCGCGATTGCGAATGGCAATGATGCTTTTGTTGCAATGAACATCAGCACAAGAAACGCTGATGGGAGTCTTAAATCTACTCGCCAAGTTCTTGGTGAGGTTGCTGATAAATTTAAGTCATACGAGGATGGTGCATCTAAGACTGCGCTTGCTGTTCAGTTGTTCGGCAAAGCAGGTGCAGATTTAATTCCATTGCTTAATGCGGGTGCAGATAGCTTAGATCAGTTTGATGAGATGGCTCGCAAGCTAGGTCTAACAATCACAGATGAGACAGCCGCAAGAGCCGAGAAGTTTAATGACACATTGGATTTGATGGGTCAAGGCTTCAAAGGTATTTCCATGCAAGTGATGGCTGAGTTGTTGCCGACTCTTGAAGGTCTTGCAGATCAATTCTTCTCATCAATGACAGAGGGTGATCGCCTAGAGCGAATTGCTAAAGGCTTGGCTATTGGACTCAAAGGTCTTTACATAGTTGTTGTCTTAGTTTACGAAGCTGTCGAGACAATGGTTGATACGCTATACACAGCGGGTCGACAAATCTATGCGGTGATGACGGGTGACTTTCAAGGTGCGATGAAGCTAGGCACAGATTACGCCAATCGCATGAAAACAAATTGGACTGGTGCATTAGAAGAAGTTGACAAAGCATGGAACGCAAACGGAAGCACAGCAGTTTCCACAA